TATTATTAAAGAATGAACAAGACAAAGATGCTAGAACAGAATACCTTATTGAAGCAAGACGTATGGGTATAGCACTTAAACTTCCTCACATAAATGAATCTGACAGTGATTTTAAGATCGAGGGTAAAGGAATAAGAATAGGATTATCTGCTATTAAATGGATCTCTGATGGAATTGCTTCTAAGATTATAAATAAAAGACCATTTAAAACATATCAAGAGTTTTATGATTTTGTATTTACTAAAGGCAGTGGGGTAAACTCTAGAGCACTATCTGCACTTAACGCTGTAGGAGCATTGGCTTTTACAGATAACTTAAGAGAAGATGTGTCAGTAAAAGAAAACTTATACGAATATCTAAACTTGCCAGAATTTAAAACTACAGTGCCACAACATTACTACGCATACTTAGATGACGTTGAGGACTTTGAAGAGACTGGGGTATTTATTCTTATGGGTGTAATTAAAAACATTAAGCGTGGCAAGGGCTGGTCTCGTGTTGAGTTAATGGATTCTACTGGTATGGTTGGAATATTTGACGATGAAGAAACTAAGATAGAGCCAGGTAAGACATATGTTATGGCGGTAGCAAGTAATAGAATCATGGAAGCAGTTCCAGTAGAAGATATTAAAGATTCTTTAAATAATCCACTAATTAAGTTTTTAAATTATAAAACTTTACCCTATGGAAATGATGAGTATTATGTGCTATCATTTAAACCTAGAACAACAAAAACAGGAAAGAAGATGGCTAACATGATTGTTGCCGATGCAAGTAGAGATATGAAACCTATCGTAATATTCCCAACTAAATTTTCAGAGGGATTTATGAAGTGCGAACCAGGAAAGGCAAAGAAGATGACTTTTGAAATAACAAAAGATGGAACAGAAATACTCAGAGAGGTAGTAAATGGTTAATAAGATGGATAATAAAATACAAGGAATATCAACAGAAGATTTTCTTTCACAACTAGAACCTAGTTTAAGAAAAAGATTAAGTAATGCTACTGATGTAGAAATTACAAAACAAAAAACTCCAAGTCCTAGTTTAAACAATGCACTTAGAGGTGGCTTTGCATATGGAAGACAAGTTTTAGTTTGGGGAAATAAGTCTGCTGGTAAATCGTCTTTTTGTTTACAGATGCTTGGCGAGGCACAAAAAGAAGGAAAGTTGTGTGCATGGATAGATGCAGAGCAGTCCTTTGATCCTATTTGGGCACAAAAACTTGGGGTAGATACAGATAAATTAATTTACTCTGAAGCAAGAACTATTAATGATATGGTTGATGTTGCTACTCAACTAATGAAAGCAAAGGTAGATATATTAGTTGTTGATTCTATATCAGCATTACTACCTGCTATTTACTTTGAAAAAGACTCAGCAGAATTAAAGCAATTAGAAAATACTAAGCAGATAGGTGCAGAGGCTAAAGATATGACCAATGCAGTTAAGATGCTTAACTACGCTAATAATCAAGAAGGCAAAACATTGTTAGTATTGATATCACAACAAAGAAATAACATAGGTGCAATGTATGCTTCTCATATGCCTACAGGCGGACAAGCGGTTAAATTCTTTTCAAGCACCGTAATCAAACTATGGTCAAGTGAATCAGAAAATCAAGCAATCAAGGGTAAGATTACCGTTGGAGACAAGTTAATTGAATCTAAAGTTGGTCGTATTGTAAATTGGCATGTAGATTTTAATAAAACTGGTCCAGCATTTATTAGTGGATCTTATGATTTCTACTTTGGCTCTGAAGAAATTGGTATTGACAAAGTTGCTGATTTAGTAGATACAGCAGAACTAGTTGGAGTAATTGAAAAAGGTGGGGCATGGTATACAGTTTTTGAAGAAAGACTGCAAGGTAGAGCAAAAGTAATCGAATACCTAAAACAAAATCCAGATAAGTTAAAAGAACTTGAATCAAAACTTAACTCTTAAATACACTTTATATAATGGCAAATTTATTTGTCAAACATGTAAAGCAATAGTAGAAACAGCAAGGATGTACAAAGAAGCGCAAGACTTGACTTGGATGTGTGCTAACAAGCATCTATCCAAAGTTAATTTTAACGTAAGGGGATATTAATGAGTGAGCGTGGAGAACTAAAACGTATTGGTGCCAAGCCACACATTAATTCAGGCAGAGGACCAGTCAAGGCTGACGGATCGTTGGATGACTTCGTTGTAGATGTCAAGGAATACTCTAAATCCTATTCTGTTAGCCGAGACTCTTGGGCAAAGATAGTGTCAGACACAATGCAAGTAGACAGAAAAAAAGATCCTGTACTCATGGTTGTACTTGGAGAGGGAAACAAAAAAGTTAGACTTGCTATAATTGAATGGGAAGTATTTGAACAGTTAAGAGAGAACAATGGATAACACAGTAGATCTATTAAATAATGTAACAAAGTTTAATGAAATATCAGAGTATATGCAAGATGAAGAATTGACTAAAGCATTAGTTATGATTGCTAAGTTGATTGCTAATCCAGATATACCGCCAGCAAAAGCAACACTATCTATTACTCAATTACAAGCATACTCAGCAAAGTTTGCAATGCTTGCTGCTTGGTATTCACATGTAAAGAAAGATGAAAGAGCAAAGAAAAATATTTACTATACAGCAAGAGAAGCGGTAGACAAATTAGTGGATGCCCTTAAATACAATGTAAGGAACTTCTAGTGACTAAAAGACTAATGAAAAAAATTGTTCCAGTTAAAGAGGTTTCTAAAGAAGAAACTAAGATTGACACTAAAGCAATAATTAAAAAAATACACGAGGGGTATGAGCACAAACAAGGTACCATCTTTAAAAAAAGAGTAGGCTTTACTCCCTCTGGATTAACATATGGGGCTGGACATTGTCCAAGATTTTGGTATTTAAACTTTGAAGGAAATGATGCAGAGAATACAAATGATTGGTACTCAGTTGCTAATATGGATTCTGGTACCGATAGACACACTAGAATTGAACAAGCAATGGAAGATGCTGGAATATTAGTACATAAAGAGTTGTCCATTAAGAATAAAGATCCTATTATATCTGCAAAGACAGATGCAATTATTAATTGGGACGGTATGGAAATACTTACTGAAATAAAAACATCTAATGAAGAAGCCTTTCATAGAACTACTAAACCAAGAAACTATAATATAGAACAACTATTAATCTATATGAAGATATTAAAGAAGTCATTTGCCTTCTTGATATATGAAAATAAGAATACCCATGAATTAAAGTTCTTTCCTGTAAACTTAAATCAAAAATATAAAGACTTTATAAACTATTTCTTTGATTGGATGAGAACAGTTCAAAAGGCTTTTGACGATAAACAACTTCCAGAAAATCCATATAGAAATAAGTTTGAAAATAAGATATGTAAAAGTTGTGATTTTTTTAAGGTGTGTCAAACTAAGCCAGTTGGAGACATTAAGATCGAATCTAGGAAAAACCTTGAATGAACAAAATATGTCAATGGTGCGAAAAAGACTTTTTTACAACAAGTAAGAATCAGATATACTGCTCTGTTGATTGTAGAACTAATGCCACAAAACAAAAAATTACACAAAGATACCATATGTCTAAATTTAAAAGTAGATTTGGAAAGGAAAGAAGATGTGCTGGAGGGTGCGAAACTTTGCTAAGTGCTTATAATGATGAAACATTTTGCAATTCTTGTTTAGTTAATAATAAAAAGGTAGATAGATTTATTAAAGACATTAAGGATTTTTTTGATTATGAAAAAGAATAGACTACTAAGTATAGGACATCCAGATAAAATTTTAGCAATAGATGCCTCAACTAACTCTATGGCCTTTTCTATATTTATAGATAAAAAATTGCATAAATATGGAAAGATTAACTTTCACGGAAATCATGTATATGAAAAAGCAGGAGATGCTTGTAAAAAATTAATACCTTTTCTTAAAGATTTTGATATTGACGCTGTGGTTATTGAATCAGCCATCTATACTAATTCTCAAAAAACTGCTATGAATTTGGCATTGGTTCAAGGTGCAATAATTGGATCAGTTCAAATGTATAACCTTAGACCAGTATTGTCTTGCTCTCCAGTTGCTTGGCAAAACTGGATTGGAAATAAAAAACTTAGCAAGGATGAGAAACTAAAAATTAGACAAGAAAACCCAGGAGAGCATTCTTTTTCTTGGTATAAGCAAAAAGAAAGAGAGTTTAGAAAACAAAGAACTATTAACTGGGTAAATATAAATTTTGATACAAACATTGATGATGATGATGTTGCTGATGCGGTTGCAATAGGCTGGTATTCAAGTAACAACTGGTTTAAACTAGCAGAGGAACCTAAAAATGTTGACAAGGCTCAGGGATAGTGATAAAATGAAACTATATACAAGTAAGGCTTGGCTAACAAAAAGGTATCAAGTTGATAAAAAAACACCAGAACAAATTGCAAAAGAGTGTGGAGCATCTGTTGAAACTATATATGTATACCTTGCTAAGTTTAGTCTTAGAAAGTCAAAAAGGTAACCATGGCAGAATATCCTAAAGTAGATCTTGAAAAACAAGTTCAAGAAAGATTAGACTTTCTTAGAGACATATCTACTCAGGCACCTGCGGGTAGAAAGATATTAGCAGAATGTCTTGATATAGCAGAGTTATTAATAACTAAGAATAGATCATATGGTAGTTCATATAGCCATCCTATTAATATATTTAGTAAATCTGAACCTAAAGAGCAACTATATATTCGTATTGATGATAAACTTAATAGAATACATAAAGGTAAAGAATATGCATCAGAGGATACTATTTTAGATCTTATTGGATACCTCGTATTACTAAGGACGTTAGATGACAACAGATGATTTAGTAAAACACTTAGACCTTGTAAACCAAGTTGCTTCAGAGTATTTAAAGGGTTTTGATGCTTCTCAGATTTCAAATACCCTAGATATTCCACGCCCAAGAGTTATGGCATTGCTTAATGACTGGCGTTCTATGGTTTCAAACAATCAAGCAATTCACGCAAGAGCAAAAGAAGCACTTGCTGGAGCAGATCAACACTACTCATCTTTAATTAGAAAAACATATGAGGTTATAGATGCTGCAGATTCTAGTGCAAATCTAACAGCGAAAACAACCGCTATCAAACTGATAGCAGACATTGAAAGCAAAAGACTTGAGATGCTGCAGAAGGCGGGGTTGTTAGATAATAAAGAAATAGCAGAACAGATTATTGAAATGGAAAGAAAGCAAGATATATTAATTAAGATATTAAAAGATATTGCTTCTGATCACCCTGAGATTAGAGAAGAAATTATGAAAAGATTGTCAGAAATTCAAACTGAGGTGATTGTAATTGACAACAATTGATTTTAGTGAATTTTTAGAAGCATTAGATGAAAGTCCTTTTTTAGAATTTCCAGTAGATGTTAAAACATTTGTTACAAGTAAAGACTATTTAAACCAACCAGAGTTATCAGAGTATCAGTATACCCTTGTAGAATGCATGAGTCAGATATATAAAGAAGAAGATGTTCAAAGATGGTTGGGTAAAGAAGAAGGAAAAGAACATTACAAAAAATATACTAAGCAAGAAGTTATTCTTATGTGTGGAAAGGGTAGCGGTAAAGATCATACTTCTACTATTGGTTGTGCTTATATTGTATATAAACTATTATGTTTAAAAGATCCGTCAAGATATTTTGGTAAACCATCTAATGATGCTATAGATTTAATTAACGTAGCAGTAAACGCTCAGCAAGCAAAAAATGTATTTTTTAAAGGTTTTAAATCAAAGATTGAAGGATCTCCTTGGTTTGCTGGAAAGTATGAAGCAAAGGCAGACAATGTAGAATTTAATAAATCTATTACAGTTTATTCTGGACATTCCGAAAGAGAGTCTGCTGAGGGTTTAAACTTAATGCTTGCAGTTCTTGATGAAATTTCAGGATTTGCAATGGAGGGTGCTGGTGGTAACGATCAAGGAAAGACCGCAGATAACCTTTATAAGGCCTTCAGGGGGTCTGTAGACTCACGTTTTCCAGACTTTGGCAAAGTTATACTCCTATCATTTCCAAGATTTAAGGGTGACTTTA